CTGCTGTTCTTTAATAGCCTCAACTAAAACTGCAATGATATTCATATAAGAAACAACCTTTAACTCAGTTCCGTCAGATATTGTCGAATGAACGACCTCTGGAAGAATTTTTTCAACTTCTTGTGCAATAAGACCAAGATGTTTTGGATTTCCTTCAATATCAATTCTATTAAATTCAACACCACGAAGAGCACAAACTTTCTCTAAAGCATTTGTTATTGTAAAAACATTTTCTTTTAATCTAGAGTCGGAGAATGCGGTAACATCTCCAGGAACAACTAAATTACCCGTGCTCGCATTGAAACTAAATGCTGTTGCAGTGGTTCTAATACTTGGTGTTTGGTTTCCAGTTCCAGCAACAAACACTGGATAGAAAGTAGCATTAGTTGTTGTATTTGTGCTATTTAAAATATTACTTGGACCAGCAGCACCATCAGCACCATCAGCACCAGCAGCACCAGCAGCACCTACATCACCAGTTCTATAAAACTGAATTGCACATTGTTCTGAAGCTGCAGGAGCAGTTCCACTAATATAAGAAACATTAAGTTGAACATATCCAGTCTGAGAAGTGATACTATTCAGAGAGAATATTGCGAATGTAGTGTCTGAATTTGTGTTAGAATCAACAACAATGTATCCTTTTTGGGTATTAGTGGAATCGTCCCAGGTTAAAATATAAGTTCTGACGTTAACACTTCCAACATCAGTATCATCGATATAAATTTGTGTTACTGAACCAATAGTGGCGTTATTAAATCTAAAAGTTCCTGCCCCTGGATCTGAGTTTGTTGTTGTAGTGCTGAAATTGTATGTAATACCTGCATTGTTTCCTTGCTGTCCAATAACTCCTTGAATACCTTGACTGCCAGTACCAGCAGTTCCTTGAGAACCTGTGGAACCAGTAGCACCTGTAGTTCCTGTGGTCCCTTGGAGACCTGTAGAACCAGTAGCACCTGTTGCACCTGTGGTTCCTTGAGCACCAGTCGAACCAGTAGCACCTGTAGTTCCTGTAGTTCCTTGAGTTCCTGTTGAACCCGTAGAACCTGCCGTTCCTTGAAGACCTGTAGATCCAGTAGCACCCGTTGCACCCGTTGTTCCTTGAAGACCTGTAGATCCAGTAGCACCCGTTGCACCCGTTGTTCCTTGAGATCCAGTGGCACCTGTAGAACCTGTGGTTCCTGTAGTTCCTTGAGAACCTGTGGCACCTGTAGAACCTGTGGTTCCTGTGGTTCCTTGAGTTCCTTGAGTACCTGTAGAACCAGTTGCACCGGTTGTTCCTGTCGTTCCTTGGGCACCTGTAGATCCAGTAGCACCAGTGGTTCCTGTGGTTCCTTGAGAACCAGTCGAACCAGTAGCACCTGTAGTTCCTTGAGCACCAGTCGAACCAGTAGCACCTGTAGTTCCTGTAGTTCCTTGAGATCCAGTGGCACCTGTAGAACCTGTGGTTCCTGTGGTTCCTTGAGTTCCTGTCGTTCCCTGTGCCCCAGTAACCCCAGTTTCACCTGACGCACCTGTGGTTCCTTGACGTCCCTGAATGCCCTGAGATCCAGTGGCACCTGTAGAACCAGTCGAACCTGTAGTTCCTTGTGTTCCTGTGGTTCCTTGGGCGCCTGTAGATCCAGTAGCACCAGTGGTTCCTGTGGTTCCTTGAGAACCTGTAGATCCAGTAGCGCCTGTGGTTCCTTGTAGACCTGTAGATCCAGTAGATCCAGTGGTTCCTGTAGTTCCTTGAGTGCCCTGAGATCCAGTGGCACCTGTAGTACCTGTAGTTCCTTGACGTCCTTGAATACCCTGAGATCCAGTGGCACCTGCAGCACCAGTGGTTCCTGTAGTTCCTTGAGTTCCTGTGATTCCTTGGAGACCTGTAGATCCAGTAGCACCAGTCGCACCTGTGGTTCCTTGTGTTCCTGTGGTTCCTTGAGCACCCGTAGAACCAGTAGCACCAGTGGTTCCTGTGGTTCCTTGAGAACCTGTAGATCCAGTAGCGCCTGTGGTTCCTTGTAAACCTGTAGATCCAGTAGCGCCTGTGGTTCCTGTAGTTCCTTGGGAACCTGTAGCACCTGTAGAACCAGTAGTTCCTGTGGTTCCTTGTGTTCCTGTGGTTCCCTGAGATCCAGTAACACCAGTTTCTCCCGATGCACCTGCAGTTCCTTGACGTCCCTGAATGCCCTGAGATCCAGTGGCACCGGAGGAACCAGTCGAACCTGTGGTTCCTTGTGTTCCTGTGGTTCCTTGGAGACCTGTAGATCCAGTAGAACCTGTAGCACCCGTAGTTCCTTGTGTTCCTGTAGTTCCTTGGAGACCTGTAGATCCAGTAGAACCTGCAGTTCCTTGAGAACCGGTAGCACCTGACGCACCGGTGGAACCTGTAGTTCCTTGAGAACCTGTAGAACCAGTAGCACCTGTTGTTCCTTGAAGACCTGTAGATCCAGTAGCACCAGTCGCACCTGTTGTTCCTTGTGTTCCAGTGGTTCCTTGAGTTCCAGTTGAACCTGTAGAACCTGTAGAACCTGTAGTTCCCTGTGTTCCCTGTGCCCCAGTAACCCCAGTTTCCCCTGACGCACCTGTGGTTCCTTGACGTCCCTGAATACCCTGGGATCCAGTGGCACCTGTAGAACCAGTTGAACCGGTGGTTCCTTGTGTTCCTATCGTTCCTTGAGTTCCTGTTGTTCCTTGAGTTCCAGTTGAACCCGTTGATCCAGTTGAACCTGTAGTTCCCTGAGAACCCGCAGTTCCTGTGGTTCCCTGAGCACCTGTAGAACCAGTAGCACCAGTTGAACCTGTTGTTCCTTGAAGACCTGTAGATCCAGTAGATCCAGTAGAACCTGTTGTTCCTTGCCTTCCTTGAACTCCTTGAGAACCTATAGTTCCCTGAGCTCCTGTATCTCCTTGGATTTGACCTACATCATCCCAATCAGATCCATTATAAACCCATAGATTACCCGTATTTAATGCAATTACACCTTCACCTGCAGTGGGTGGATACCAGGGGAAACCAGTGTCATTCGCAGTTAATGTTGTATTCGGTGATGAAGTTGTTACGGATGATATTGATCCAACAATAGTAATCGAAGTTCCATCATTTCCTTTTACTCCCTGAACACCTTGAACACCTTGAACACCTTGGACACCCTGTTTTCCAATACTTGAATATGCTTGCCAAGTATTTCCATCATATACAAATTCAACCGTAATTTGACCAATATCTAAAATTAAATCTTCGTCATTAACAAGTCCCTCAATAGAAGAAGCTGCTCCAACAGCAACTGTTAAATTATTAACCCCCCAATTTGCACCATCTGCAATTTTAAGAGTATCGCCAAGATTAGCTGTTGTTGGTAAAGTAATAGTAAATGTTCCACCAGAAGTATCAGCAACAATTAAATCTCCAATAGAAGCAGTATATGCCGAAGTTTTTCTAATCCAAGACTTTAATATATTTCCGGATACTTTTAAATTACCATTAACGTCTAATTTTTGTGTTGGGTTTGTAGTACCCACTCCAACATTTCCACCATAAGGTGCAAGTTCAATAACACCACTAGCATCAACATCAATACTTGGAATGCCAGAAACATCATTAACTGAGAAGATGGAACCAGTAGTTAGATTATTTGTAATTGAGAATAACTGACCAGCAGAACCCTCAAATGAAAGTGTTCCAGAGTTTAAAGTATCATATGCAATAATATCAATAACAGTTCCTATTCCAAGAGCAGTCTGGAAAGATCCAATTCCTGTTGAATAGAAATCACCTTTTACTGTTAATGTTGATATTGGAATATCTGTTCCTATTGCAACTCTCTGAGTTGCTGGATCATAAACAAAGTTAGTAGCTCCACCAGATACATTGTTATTGTTAAATATGACTTGTTTATTGGACCCTGCGATTGGTCCAGTAATTCCCTGAATACCCTGAATACCTTGAGTTCCTGTAGTTCCCTGAGTTCCCGTGGTGCCTTGAGATCCTGTAGTTCCTTGAACTCCTTGAATACCTTGAGATCCGGTCGTTCCTTGAGCACCTGTAGCGCCAGTTTCTCCTCCAGCACCTTGTATTCCCTGACGTCCTTGAATACCTTGGGAACCTGTAGTTCCTTGAGATCCTGTGGTTCCTTGAATTCCTTGAGTTCCTGTAGATCCTTGAGTTCCTGTAGATCCTTGAGTTCCTGTGGTTCCTTGAGTTCCTGTGGTTCCTTGAGTTCCTGATGAACCCGTAGTTCCTTGAGTTCCCTGAGAACCTATTGAACCCGTAGTTCCTTGAGTTCCTGTGGTTCCTTGAGTTCCTGTTGAACCTGTAGTTCCCTGAGTTCCTTGAGATCCAGAAGGACCAGTATTTCCAGTATTACCTAAAGTTCCTTGAGTTCCTTGAGTTCCTGTAGTTCCTTGAGTTCCTGTTGACCCTTGAGATCCTGTGGTTCCTTGAGTTCCTGTGGTTCCTTGGGAACCCGTAGCACCAGTTTCTCCTCCAGCACCTTGGATTCCCTGACGTCCTTGAACGCCTTGAGAACCTGTAGTTCCTTGAGAACCTGTAGTTCCTTGAGTTCCTGTAGTTCCTTGAGAACCTATAGTTCCTTGAGATCCTTCAGTTCCTTGAGTTCCTGTGGTTCCTTGAGATCCTGTTGAACCTGTAGTTCCTTGAGTTCCTTGAGCACCGGTGGCACCAGTTTCTCCAGTTGAACCTGTGGTTCCTTGAGAACCTGTAGTTCCTGTGTTTCCTTGAGTTCCTGTATTTCCTTGAATACCTTGAGTTCCTGTGGTTCCTTGAGTTCCTGTGGTTCCTTGAGTTCCTGTGGTTCCTTGAGTTCCATCAGTTCCTTGAGTTCCTGTGGTTCCTTGAGTTCCTTCAGTTCCTTGAGTTCCTGTCGTTCCTTGAGTTCCTGTGGTTCCTTGAGTTCCTGTGGTTCCTTGAGTTCCTGTGGTTCCTTGAGTTCCTGAAGAACCCGTGGTTCCTTGAGTTCCCTGAGAACCTGTAGCACCCGTAGAACCTGTGGAACCTGTAGTTCCCTGAGAACCTGTAGTTCCCGTGTTTCCTTGAGTTCCTGTGGTTCCTTGAGTTCCTTCAGTTCCTTGGGAACCTGTAGCGCCAGTTTCTCCTCCAGCACCTTGGATTCCCTGACGTCCTTGAATACCTTGACGTCCTTGAATACCTTGAGAACCTATAGTTCCTTGTGCTCCCTCAGTTCCTTGAGAACCTATAGTTCCTTGAGATCCTTCAGTTCCTTGAGTTCCTGTGGTTCCTTGAGATCCTGTTGAACCTGTAGTTCCTTGAGTTCCTTGAGATCCAGTAGCACCAGTTTCTCCAGTTGAACCTGTGGTTCCTTGAGAACCTGTAGTTCCTGTGTTTCCTTGAGTTCCTGTGGTTCCTTGAGTTCCTTGAGAACCAATAGTTCCTTGAGAACCAATAGTTCCTTGAGTTCCTGTGGTTCCCTGAGTTCCTGTAGCACCTTGAGATCCTGTAGATCCCTGAGAACCTATAGTTCCTTGAGTTCCATCAGTTCCTTGAGTTCCTGTCGTTCCTTGAGAACCTATAGTTCCCTGAGTTCCTGTGGTTCCTTGAGATCCTGTTGAACCTGTAGTTCCTTGAGTTCCTTGAGATCCAGTAGCACCAGTTTCTCCAGTTGAACCTGTAGTTCCCTGAGAACCTGTAGTTCCTGTGCTTCCTTGGGAACCTGCAGTTCCCTGCGTTCCCGTCGTTCCTTGAGTTCCTGTTGAACCTGTCGTTCCTTGAGATCCTTCAGTTCCCTGTGTTCCTGTAGTTCCTTGAGAACCTTCTATTCCTTGAGTTCCTTGAGTTCCTGTGGGTCCAGTTTCTCCTGATGGTCCTGTAATTCCTTGACGTCCTTGAGATCCTGTGGTTCCTTGAACTCCTTGTAGAGCAACATCTTCAACTAATGCCCAAGTAACGCCAACTCCAATAGAGACTAGAACGGAATCTAAACTACCAGAACTATTATTTACATCAATTAATTGTCCAGAAAGTTTAAGACTACCCTGAAGATCTAAAGAAGCTGATGGATCTGTTGTCCCAATACCAACATTTCCATTTGAATTTATAACAAAAGGAGTTGCATCGGGATTTGTATAGTCTTCAACAACTAACGCATTACCAGAACCAGTTTGAGTAATTCTTAAGGCATCTGAAGAACTATTAACTGATATTATTGATGAATCGGAAACATTAATTTGTGGAATAATTAATGTGGTATCAGTAACTTGCATTCCACCAGCAGCAAGTCTCACTCCATAAGGAACTTGAGTGCTTCCAATACCAACACCATAGTTAAATAGCCAGGCATCAGTATATCCAGCACCAACGTCCCCACCCCTAAACCACATAATTTTCTTATATGTGTCTGGATTGGTTTCTCCACCAATTGCAAGACTTACAAGAGGAGTTCCTTCAGTTGATGCAATCGCAATACCACCGTGACTTGCGGTTGCATCTGTTGGTGAAAAATCAGTCCCTAAACCTAAAACAATATCTGGATCTGCTACTACAAGTTCTTGAGTATTCAGTTGTGCTACTGTTCCACCAATTGTGATGATTCCATCAACATTTAAATTTCCATTAATGTCAGTATTGTGGAGAACTGTTAAATCATAAGTTACTAGTTCTGTTCCGTTAAATGTTAGGTTAGTAGATCCTGTTGCTACATTTGATCCGTCTTTGTAAACGACTTCATATGCAGAACCTGCTACTGGACCTGTAATACCTTGAGTTCCTTGAGCACCATCGGTTCCTTGAGCACCATTGGTTCCTTGAGCACCAATAGATCCTGTAGTTCCTTGAGCACCGCGAGGACCTTGACCACCATCAATCGAATCTACAGCGGCAACATAATCGATTTGAGTATTATGAGATGTAAATCCAGATGATTGGTGATAAAATCTAACTAATACCTCATTTAAATTGTTAATAAATGGAGATCCATCAATAATTCCTGGCTGGAACTGAGACCAAGTTGCAAGACCTTGATATCTTTGGATTTCTACCCAACCACCACTATTCCAGTTATAAAGTTGAACTAAAACAGTGTGTGTTGAAGTATTTGTATATTGGACATTTAAATCAACCTGATTGAGTGAAGTGACATTATCATATCTAATGTAACTAACCCAGGCTGGGAATAACCCAGATTCATCATTCATTTGGTAATAATTACCAGAAGAATAATCACCATAAGTTTGAATACCAGCTAAACTGCCAGAAACATAATCACCGTAAACTACTTTAAAATTTAATCCTAATGCTGTTCCTATTGATGTTGTAAGAGCGGTTCCAACTTGTCCAGAAGAAGCATCTTCAGTCAGGGTAAATGTAACTATACCAACATTTGGTCCAATTACACTAGAATCTTTAATCTTATAAAGTGTTGTTGAAGAATATCCTGTAATACTTCCTGTTCCAGTTAAAGATCCAGAAACTGAAAGTCTTGCTCTTTGAACTACACGATAACCAAGATAAAAAGTTAGACCTGTAGTTGTCCCCGGGGTTGTTTGAACTGCGGTTAATCCATTTGCAGTAACTAATTCAGTAAGTTTGAAAGAATCGGTTCCATTCGTTTGTGAAATAGTGTAAGTCTTTGAATCCGTATACCCAGTTATACTTCCACTACCAGTATTTGTTCCTACAATTTGGACTACCATCGTGTAGTCCCCTAACATTTCACTTGTTACAGCATCGCAAGAAAACTCACCAGAATTTCCATAAATTTGAACATTAGAAAGTTGCTCATAGGTATATGTGAATTCACCTGTTGTTCCTGCAATAGAAATCTGACTGGAAGTAAATCCCAAAGCAACTGGATTTACTTCTGATATTAAATCTGCAATATATACAATTGTTTCTGGACTTTGCCCCTCAATACCCTGAACACCTTGGGTTCCTTGGGTTCCTGTGGTTCCTTGAGTTCCTGTAGTTCCCTGAGAACCTATAGTTCCCTGAGTTCCTGTGGTTCCTTGTGATCCTTCAGTTCCTTGAGCACCTGTTGCGCCAGTTTCTCCTCCAGCACCTGCAGTTCCCTGACGTCCTTGAATACCTTGCGTTCCTCTAGTTCCTTGACTTCCTTCGGTTCCTTGAGTTCCTTGGAGGCCTTGAAGACCTTGGATTCCTGCTGAATATGGGTCTGTCCAACTAATGCCATTACCAGTTGAAACGAGAATTGAACTTGCTGATCCAACTGTTCCGTAAACATCTTGTAAAGAACCACGAATTCTAACATTCCCAGCAACGTCTAAAGAAGCAGTTGCGTTCGCAGTTCCAATACCAACTTTACCAGTAATGTCTAATACTGTTTGATTTTCAGTATAAGAACTGATACCAACTTTAAGGTTTTTTTGACGATTACTGAGATACTTTGCCATTGATCTGAAATATTAGTTAAGTGTTTCTAAAATACTTGCAACAAATTTTAAATTAGATCCGTTGCTGCCATAAAGAACAAGAGTATCGCCACTTTCAAGAACTAATTTTCCAGAAAGTAAATTAACAGTATCATTTGATGAAATTGGATATTGCTTTAACATTTCAGTAGTTACTGCTATACCAGCAACTGATCTTTGATGTGATAGGGAAACATCCTCTGAAGTCCCACCTATGTTTGCAACTTGCGCTAAGAGAATAACTCCAGTATATCCAACTGGAGCAGTATAAATTCCAACTGGATTGGTTGTGATAACTGATGTAACAGTCTGGAATACATTAAGTGCTAATGCCATTTTATTAGTCTCCTCCTAGAGCTAAGATGAACGGTGTCAATGATGAAAAAAGACTCTTTGAATAAAATGTTCCACTAATAGTTCCAGTCTGTTGATTTACAACAACACCATCACCAATTCTAAAATTACCAGATTGATCTGTCGAAGTAAAAACAACAAGACCACCATTTCTCATCTCAACTTCTTGATCTTGAATGGCAACTCCACCTGATGAAGGAAGAGCTGTATCAATATTAGTTCCAGATCCAATATATTCAAGAGAATGTCCAGATGCTAATAATCTACTTTGCTTGAAAAATGGAACCGCAGTTCCAACACCTACTGGAAATGGAACATTATCACTTAAAGTAATCGTGCAAATTCCTGATGAAATGGGAGTACAAGAGTTAATAACATAATATGTTGGAGTTAAATTAACTATAGCAGTCGCTGTATTTATTCCAACATTAGGACCACTGACTGTAATTGATGGTGGATAAGTATATCCTCTACCACTTGAAACTAATTCAATTCCAACTATTGACCCATTTTTAACTTCTGCGACTGCAGAAGCAGGGACTCCCCAATCAGTATCCGGTGGGGAAATTGTAACATCAGCATTTGTGGTATATCCAGTTCCACCTGCAGAAACTGAAATACTACCAATGGTATAGTAAAGATTTCCAAAATAAACTACTTGACCATCGAAAGGTCTAATTGCATCAATTTTTACAGTTCCTCCAGAATTATAAGTATGTGGTAAGGTGGAAGTTCCTACATATGCACTAAAAACAGTGCTTGCCATTGAAACGGTTGATGGTATAGAACTTGTATTTCCTGCATTTATTGGAGTTGTTATAATAGAAACTAAATTATCGATGAAAGATTTAACATCTGAACAAGATGCCTGACTCGTATTCGATCCTGTTAATGGATCTGCAACAATACTAAGATCTTTTATTGTTAAATTATTAGTAATCGCAAGTTTCATTAAATCTCTGGCTTTATTAAATGCAGTAATTGATTCTTGAGTTTCTCCATCAATTCCATTTACTATCAAAAACCCAGAATTATCAAAATATGCTTTTGCTGCTCTAATAGTTTGTTCGTCAGTATAATCCCTAACATCTGAAGAAACCGCATCTACTACATATCCAATATCTCTTTTACATTTATTTGGGTTTGGATTTGTAAAAAATGGATGAGAAATTGCGATTTGATCATATGCTGTATCAATAATTTCTTGCCTATTTGCTTGTATTAAATTATATGAATCAATATATCTCCCTGGAGCAACTGTTTTGACTCTAAAAACATAACCATTATTTCCTGAAGGATATGTTAAAACTCCTGGGCCAGATGGGCAAGTGAATCCAAGACCAGCAATAGAAACACCCATTCCAACTGAAAATTTATGGGCAGAAGAAGTATATGCTGTTAATATTCCAGTTGTATTATCATAAGATGCTGAAGTAATATTCAAAGATGGAACATTTAAATCAATCGTAAAAGTATCACTATTTGCGGGTTCTGCACTTGTAATAATTCCAGTGTATCTTTTTGGTCCTACTCCATCGGCAACCAACGCATAATTTCCGAAAGAAGAGTTTGAGTTTGTAAGATCGCAGGCACCACCACTTCCACAAAAAACTGCAACATCATTACAAATAGTGAATAAAGAAACTAACTGAGCATATCCTTCATTGGTGATTGAGACTCCAATACCACCTTGATTGTATTGGGTAAAAGAGTCAATCACTATGCTTTTAAGTTTTCCAATAGCATATTGACCGTCTATTTTTAGACCAGTGCTATTATGAATAAAATTAGTACAGTTGCGTATATAGGGAGATTGGTCAAAATATCTAATCTTATTCGGATTAAATGCACAAATTGCAGCACCAGAAGACATAGTCCCAGTAAAGGACATATCTGTAATATAATTACCAGGAGCAAGATGAAATAAGTCTTGATTGGAATTTAAGGGAGTAACTGCAACTTCCCTTAAACTGTCACCGACTACACTGACCTGAGGAGGCAACTCAATAGGATTATTTTCTACATAAGATCCAGCAGAAACTTTAATAACTGTTCCTTCTGTTGCTGCTGAGACTGCTCCTTTAATGGTTGCCTTTGCGTCTCCAAGTTTTTTTCCTGTGTTTGTATCGCTTCCGTCTTTTGTAACATAAAGAATATTAGTAACTGTTGCTCCAGCACCGACTCTTACAACATCAGTGCCTATTCCCGAACGATCTCTCCTTACGAATAATTCTGCATCGTAAGTATTTAAAGCCAGTTCCCCCGATGGAAGTTGCTCTACTGAAGGGCGTTTTCCGGGAACTGAAGATCGTTTAATCCTAATTATAGGTGCTGCCATTCACTGACCCCATAAATGGTATTTACCACAAAACCTCTTATATAAAAGGTTTTTATTATTTATGTATTGTTTTAATACAGAGTAATAATCAAACAAAATCTCCTGAATCTTGTTTAATAGGTTTTTTACTTTTCTTTAATTTTTCATTCTCTATAGAAAGATTTTCAATAGACTTTCTTAAACTATTAATTTGAGTTTCTAGAACTATATTTTGGTTGAATAGTTCAAATGCCTTTTGCTGATATGAAGCAATTACTGCTTTATAATCTTCTTCGTTCATAAAAAAAGGGGGTAGATACCCCCTATTTAGAAATATACTGATGATATAAATGAATATCAGGCGAAGCTTCCACCATCAACTACAATGTTCATTAAGTGCAATTCTGTACCATCACACCCAATAATTTCTTTGGCACCACTTGAACACGCATTATTAATCCAAAGACCTCCAACTTCAATAGAAGCAAATGCGGAGATTATAATATCCGGAGTTGTTGTATTGATGCCGGATGAAGGATTGTCCGCATTAGAAGCAAATTGGAATCTATTGGATTCATGCTCCCAAATGACACCAGCAGTCTTAGCGACTCCTGCGTGTCCATAATTCATTAGAACTCCCAAATCCCAGGTTGTGTTTGTGGGAGATGTTCCAGTTTGGATTCCAAGAGTGATAGTTCTATCATAAACAGTCAACTCAGTAGTATTAATTTGAGTTGTTGTTCCATTAACAGTTAAGTCTCCAGAGACAGTTAATCCTCCAGAAACCGTTGCAGTAGATCCATTATCACTAATAATGGAATTGACTAATTGCTCATTAGTATCATCCCACTTTTGGAGTCTATTGTCTGTTAAAGAACCTGCATTTCTGAAAGCAACATTATCTGATGCAATAGTGATACCTGCACCTACATTAACCGAGATTGTTGGAGTAGATCCTTCTCCTGAGGCATCTCCAGTTAAACCACCACCTGCGGTGAACGATGCAACATAATCTCCTGAGGTATATGTTCCAAGTTGAATTGAATTTGCAGATATTGTTGCTGCTAATGAAACATTACCAGTTCCGTCAAAGGAGACTGCACTGGCAGTTACAAAAGATCCAGTAATGTCAAAATTTCTAGCAGTAGCAAGAGAAGTTGCAGTTCCAGCATTTCCTAAAAGATCTGCATCAATTGCATTAGTAAAGGTTGCATCGGTAAAGGTTGCAAATCCAGTTACATTTAGGTTATCAAGTTCAGTGTGTCCAGTAACATTTAAACCACCCTTAGCGTCAATAAGACCAGTAAAAGTTCCAATGCCTGATACATTTAAAGAATCAAAATCATTTGGGTCAAGTTTTAAGATACTTTCTAAAGTTGTTTTAGTTGTAGAATCAACAGTTTGAATTCCGGAAAGAGTAACTAGACCACCTTCTGTTGAAAGAACCTTGGTGGCATCAACATAGAAAGAAGATGAAGTTACAATTCCACTAAAGTCAGCATTAGTTCCACTAATGTATGTGATTGTAGTAATTCCAGTCAAATTAGCATCATCAAATGTTGCGTTCGAAGAAACTGAAGCCCAAGAAAGAACACCATTAGCATCAGCAGTTAAGAAGTGTCCTACTGCTATAGGGGCAACTGAAGGGAGGGTATAAGTTGTAACACCAGAATGACCTACCGGTGCATTTAAATTAATACTTCCGCTACCGGATGGATTGTATAGTTTTAAAACAGCAGAAGTATTGTTCGAATTACTCTCTCTTTGCCAATATCTAGAACTGCCAAAAAACTTATTACCCTGAGATGTGCTATTAATACCAATATATAAATCACTAGTATCTGTAGTAAATCCTGGCTCACCTGCTTTTAGACCAGGTAGATTTACGAAAAGACCTCTTTTAAATTGAATTGTTGGTGCTGGCATTTTTACCCCTATGTAAAGATATAAACTCGATAATCAAGTCAAATCCAAACCAGCATAATGAACCAACATTATATTTATTTAAACCCGCATATACTTATTTATAAAAAAATTAAAACGTCCCGGCATCTATATCAATTCGATTGTCAAGATCAGTATCCACTCTATCTAAAAATGCAGTTGCAAATCCAACCAACCCAGGTTGTAATGTTTCTGTAGAAGCAGCTGCATTTAAAACCTCATCAGGATTGACCATTTCATATTTTCCAGTTGCACCATTATACATTATAACGTATTTGTCATTTACGTTTGTGTTATCAAAATCTGTTAGATCCTGAAATCTTGCAGGCACTTGCACACCTCCAGTAGCAGCAACAATTTTAAATTTTGGTTTTGAACTGAGTTTTATATTAAATTCTGGGGAAGAATTCAATATAACACGTTTTATATTAAATTCTGCCATCAGGAACTACTCTCCGAAACGATAATTGTTCCTTCTACTACTTTTGTAGTCACGTTATTAGAAATACTTGGACTAATAATAACAATATCAAAGTAATTTCTACCTGGACTTAATAAGCGAGTAGTAGTTTTCCCCATAGAGATATTTACTTCACCAGTTGCAGTTGTAATACCAACCACAAAAGAATGATATGTGGGTGAGGAAGGATATTTTCTTATTTTAGAAACCCCAGTGTAATAAGAGAGAGTTAAAGGAGATGAATCCGCTTCTAAAATTTTAAAAGTTGCCTCAAAATCAGTCCCTCTTTCAATGGTTAAACTGTTAATTTCAGCAACTGCCATTGGAATAAAATATTTTTAACTATTTATCTTCTGAATTTTCTTTCCTTTGGGATTTTAAAAGTTTCGATAGTTCTGCTGTGGAACCTACGAAAAGGGCATTAGTGACATTAGTAGGTCCAGACTGTTTAACCTCTTCAATATCTTTTAAATTTTTATGAAGGTTAATTAATTTGTCTGTAGCATCAGATACACTTTTAATTAACTGCCCAGCAACTTCATATGCTCTTGCGGACTCTGTTTCTTGAGCAACTTCCAGTATTCCATTAATCAATTCTTGCCCCTTTTCTACCAAAGAATATATTGTTCCTCTTGTATATTCGTAATCATTTTTAAGGTCAATATTTCTTTGGTCGGAATTACCCTCAATTATTTTAGGCATAATTGAGGGTTCTTCATCAGAATTTTTATGAATTATTTCTCCAGATACATTAAAAATATCATCTAATTTATTATAATCTTTATCCATAAAAATCAAAATGAAGACCCACTAAATCCAAAATCATCTCCAAATTCTATGAGTGAATTATCAGCCTCTGTAATTAATTTAATTGCTGTTCCGGAAACATGATCTAATATTGGCGTCTCATAAGAACCTCTTACTACAGTTAAAACATTTCCATCTTTCTTAGTTACCTGCATTGTTTCATCATTTAAAACAATGTAAGATTTTACGGGAATAGAAGATGAATTTGCTACAGTTACTAAAGTATCTGCCGGACCAATATTTTGGGACAGTGTAGTAATCGAACTATCACTGTAACTAGTCGTAGCAACTGGTTCAACTGAATATGTAAGATCTCTTGTAGTTGAGCGAGAATCTCCAGAAACAAGTCCAATAGTGACCTTTTTGATAATATCTTTGGATACTCCGGAAACAATAGGACCAAACAGGTAAGTTTTTGCAGTAAATCTAAGAGTGTAGATCAATGCTCTTCTAGTATTAAAATCACCTTCGTAGGTATCATCCATACTAATATTTTCTAAAACGATCGGAATATCTCTTTTTTCTCCAATTGTTTTAACCAAATCTACAGTTAGATTATATGATGGTTGAAAATATGGTAAAATTTGCTCAATGATTTGAAGCATATCATCATTTAATTTACACATTATGCTTAGTTCAAAATCCATATTATATGGAACTGGCATATATGCTTTTTTAATATCAGTTTTGTCTTCAGTGGAAGAAGTTAAAAATGTTTGAGTTGTTGTTAATTTTCTACCAGCATCATAAGAAAGACCAACAAATTCAAATGACATTCTAGGAAGAGACATCTGAACAGGTGCATTCAGATTAGGTTGCTGCTCTAATCTTGCTAGAAATTTTTGTGTGGGACCATACGCTAGAGGAACTTTAATTACTGAAGTTACATTCCCAGCATCATTAAAATGCTTAATTGATATGTTATTAAATAATGTTCCGAATGAAACTATAGTTCTTCGAAATATTTCGTGATAGTAATATTCAAACATCGTAACCTCTTAATTATGGAGTTCCAAAAGGATTTTTTTCACTAAAATCTAAAATTTCGTCCGCTTCTTCTTCAATAATATCGTTTTGGGCAAATTTACCCCTTGGATTCAATTTGTCTAAAGGATCTGCTAGATTGTTAGTATTTATACTTCCAATAGCATAAACTGCTCCAGATTGAGATCCGACTATATTTTCCCCAGGTTTAAAGTTTCCAGTAATGTTTGAAACTTCAAGTATTTTGGAATTAGCATTCCAAGACTTAACTCTTGCCTTAACATTACTAATACTTCCGGTTAATTTTTCATTATAAATGTAGGTTCCAAATCCTATCATAATATTTGGTGGACCTATTTGAACATTTGTTGAAGTATATCCCAATCCCGAATTTGTAATTCTTATAGAAGTTACGGATCCTGATCCAGAAAGAATTGCTGTAGCTGCTGCCCCAACACTGGAAATTCCTGTGAATGAAATTAAAGGTGGAGAACTATATCCAGATCCAGTATTTGTGACTGTAATAACTCCCACTATTCCGTTTCCAATAACTGCCTCTGCCTTAGCACCAGAACCTCCTCCTCCGACAAAAGTTATTTTTGGGGGAACTGTATATCCCGATCCTGCATTTGTAAGTTGAATTGCTTGAACTCTTAGGAGATTTGGATCTGATTCACATAAATCGACTATTCCACTGATCATAACTGGAACACCAGTAGCAGTTATTCCTCCGGGAGGAGCTGAAGAAAATACAACTGTAGGTGGATCGGTGTATCCAGATCCTCTATTAGTTACAGTGACATATCTAACACCACCATTTACAATAGATGCTGTAGCAGTTGCTGTAGTTCCGATACCGATCATTTGAATAGTTTGGATATATCCTTCATTTTCAATGTTATCATCAATGAAGTCTATATTGGTATCAATAACCTCATCTTCATATCTAAAGAGTTCGCAAGTTAATTCATAAACATAGTTTTTTTGAAGTTGATAGAAAGGTTTTTCGTGTTCAACGTATTTTATTTCAAATAAACGATCACCTAAGGGGAAGTAAATTAAATCACCCTCTTTAGGACGGGTTGCAAGTTTAACATCAGGCAATTTTTCCATCAAAGGTGTAATATAATTACTGAACCTTTCTTGAGAAATTATTATTTTTAAATCATCTAATTCTTGAATACCAAACTTAGACAAAATAGTTCCTTGACCACCGTATCCGTCATATGAATCTACATATGCTTCAATAGGATAAGCAAAATTAAATTCAGACTCTATAACTTCCTTTATGACCGTTCTTTCTGTTACATATTGTCTAGATAAATAATATACATCAATACCATACATTCTAATAGATTCATTAATCAGGTCTTGCACCAATCCCTGTTCTGATTTAGAACCGTTTAAGAAGAATGGATTTAACATTGGATTATCCGATCATATCTAGAGGTGGAAGTTCATAAGTAGATGACATCTTGTCCATCAGAGTATCAATTTCTCTCTGAGCATCCTCAACAAGGGTCCTTCCATCCAACTCAACACCGCCTGGAAGTTTCAATCCTCTAAATTTGTTCGAAATATTATATCCCCATTGCCTTTTAATTAATGCAGTTAAGTATGGTTTCAAGAAAGAATCGTTCCAAACCTGAGTAAAATCAGTCGGATTCATAACCTGGTAGCAGTCAATAATTAACCACTGTCCTGGAGTTAAACTGGACCAATCAATGTCCATATATAAACGATCTTGCCTCTTATTAAACCTTATTTGTTTCTGAGTATTTAATAACCAATCAATATCCTCAAGATATCTTTTAACCATTGTGTAAGTTAATAATTCCAATGATCCCCAATAATAAACATCATTTAAGAATAATTGATATTTAATACTAAACATACTACTCGAAATTGAGTTAGTACCTTCAAACTGGTAAATTTTATTTACCCCAATTACATTTGATGGAACGGGTAAGTAATTACTATTTTCTTTGTAATCATACTGAGTTGTTACTGCATTAATAGTATTACTTACTGTTGTTGTAGTAATTCCAACCTTTCCCCTACCTCTATCAATATCTTCTTGAGTTATTTGATATTTAAGGTAATTTTGAATTACGCCATCAAAGTGCCTTTCTTGAAAGAACTGAATGGCATCATCAACAAGATCTTCAACTTGCTCTTGAGCAACATTTATTTCTAAAACTGGTGCTCCCAATTTTCTTAAACAATAGTCTATTAGTTCTTGCCTTGAGGATGGTTGTGCCATTATAGTTTAGATACAACTTCTTGCTGTTTTAAATATAATCTAGCATATGCTTTTGCAAAATTTTTAATTAATTCAATATCATCTATACTATCTATATCTCTAGAGATTTTTTCATATTCAAAAAGTTTGCTCATATTTTCTAATATGATTTCGTTGGGGTCAATCATTTGCCAATTTCCTCAATAAAAATTTAATCTCATCAATATCCCCCTTTAGTGAAGTTAAATCATCTTCAATTTTTTCAATTCTCTCAACTTCACGTTCTTTAATCTGTTTCATTTTCATATAACTTTCATATTCAGAAACATTTGTGTTTATAATGGACTTTGTAGATTCATCTCTTAAAAGATGATCGTGTCCTTGAACTCTACTATATTTCATATTTTATGCCAATGCAATAACTCTAAGATCTCTTAATTTTGGAGGATAGACTTGGATATTTGATGTTGCAACAAGTTTAATACTAAAATATCTAAATGATGCAAGATTATCTATACTAAATTCGTAGTCCTTGAAATAGTTTTGGGAATTGCCATTTCCAAAAATATCATTATTTGCTACAAATTTATCAGGAGTTCCATTACTATTATTAATATCAATAACTTCTCCAGAGATAATTCTATTAGCATATCCAGGGAATGGATAGTAAATAGGAATTTCAGATGGATCTTTTAGAATCGCATAAAATGCTCTTAAATCGGAATTTCTATTGATATATCCTGCAACATACGCTCTCAATGAAGTTGCAGCAACTTCTAAACTGATCGGTTTAGTTGCATAAGAGAATGCAATAGGATCTTTGTTTAGAGTTGATGGTCTTGAATCATTTATATAATCTACAATTGGGCTATTTATTCTGTTTGTAACCAGAATTGCACCAACTCTGTCAAGATCAATAACTGGACTTAATCTATCATTTTCAGTTGTTAAGAAAGCTCTGATTTCTAAAGATTTATTTGCTGGTTGAGCAGATAATTTAGTCGATTCATTAATCTTAGAGCAAATCAAACGACTTGTAGTTGAGTAATTATCAACGTTAAAATCAACTCTCTCATATCCTTGATCAACAAATGAAGGTTCTACTCCACTCACACTTGTCGCAGAGACGGTTCTCATATCAGAAGAAACACTCGTTTGTGGTAAAGACATTACCTGAATATTTGGTTTGATAATTTCAAATTGAATATTCTTAGTTGCTTTAACATTCGATCCACCAGCTGACTTAGAATCGTAGAAATACAAACTTCCAAAAGAAGCAGGTCTATCCGAAGTGTCAATTTTTAAATGATAATAATCTAATCCTATTGGATTTAAAACACTAGCATCTTGAAGTTCATGAGATTTATTAATTCTTCTCAGTGAAACTCCATTTAATTCATACTTATAAACATTAGTATCTGCAAAATATGATTGAGAAGGAGTGTTATCAAAGTTTCTAGTAATACCAGTCAATTCATTTCCAGAAATACCCGTATAACGAATAATCTCATTATTGATACGTGCATATCCAGGTGTTGTTGCTCCTACTGCTACATTTTCAAATGTTCCAAATCCAACTGAAGAATTTAAAGAAATTGTTGAAGTTACTTCTGAAGTTGCAGCAAGATTTGAACTTAGTTTTGCAGGAGGAACATCGGACTGAGCATTTGAAATTACCACAGTGTTAATTTCCGAATGCATTCCGTGATTTGGATGATTTACTTTGATATGCAGTCCATCAGTTTCAATCTCAATATCATTAATATAAACAGGGGATGTATATCCAGAATTTAAATCTGTGTTAATTCCTGTATTTTTAGTATATCTTAAAGTATAACCAATTCCAGTTAAGAAATCTCCCTCAACATTATCAATAATAAGTTGATTGTATGCCGTAATATCATCTACAGTGATAAGTAAATTTCTACCTAAAGTTTGATCTCCAAGTTGATCTACGGAAAGAACATCACCCTTTTGATATCCATAACCACCCGTTTTAATTGTTGCAGCAATCGCAACTCCAGCATTACCATTAGCATCCGTTCCTATTGTAATATCGGCAGTTGCATTCTTTCCACTCGAAGTGGAATTTGCAAGTATAACATTTTGATATACAAATGAAGTTCCATTTGAAGGAGTATATCCAATTCCAGAATTAGTGATAGAAATACTTGCAATTGATCCAGCAGCACCAACATAATTGCCAGTTGCTCCAGTAACTCTTTGAACAATTGTATTTCCTAATATAAAACCAGGATCACTTAATGTGCTTGAAATACTTACCTTGATTCTCTTAGAAGATATTTCAAGAGGATTATTAATAAGGGTTGAAATTTGCTGATTATTTTCAGTCAAATCTGGATTGAAGAAGCTTACATTACCAGTCTGAACAAAAACTGCAGAATATAATGTAAACTTAAGATCTTCAAATTGACTTGGTGACCAAGTCGATGCATTCTGAGATTTGAATAGAACACCTACTTTACTAATATCTGGTTGATTGGCAATGATGACCCTACCAGATTCTGGTAAAGATGCAGTTGTTATATCAACTTCACCGAGTCTAGAAATCCAAGCATAATAATTAGTAGAATCTGATTTTAAAACAAGAGCGTGCTCAGTATTTCCTTTGAGATATACTGGTGCTTCAAATTGAACTCTTGTTGCAACAGATCCATCTTCGGAAACTTGAATATCTTCAGGATTTACAACAATTTGACTAAATGGATATATTTCACCAGTTGGAAGACCAAGAGACATTGGTCTTAATTCAACAATTAATGGAAGAGTATCATCTTTGGATTGTAAGAATAAATCTACTGCTGTTACAAATCTACCTTCTGGTGCAGTAATAGTAAATGATTGCGCCAGAGGATCAAGTCCTACTGGAGGAATCATATTAGAGGAAGCAGTAGTTGCAGATTCTTTCCACTTTAATAAGAAAGCACCAGAAGATCCATTACCTCCGGATCCTCCATCAATACCACCACCGCCACCGCCGCCATATGTTCCTCCAGTGCCACCTTTTTTATCTCCACAATCTGGAATTTGACCAGGGCCTCCGCCAGCACCTGCAAATTTAATACCATTTCCACCAGGACCTGCAGTTGGACTTCCACATCCTGCTTTCTCACGAGAATGTCCACAATTTCCGCCACCTTCTCTACCAGATCCTCCACCATAACCACCTCTTAGAGTATCTGAAGAATCATATTTTCCATCTTCACCTTTTCCACCTCCACCACTAGTTTCTCCACCAGATCCTTTAGATGTGCTAGATCCACCAGCGCCACCTTTGGCAATGATGTTTTTGTTTACAATATAGCTTGGTTGACCATCTTCTGCTTTAACATCGGTTGCAGCTCCTCTTCCACCTGAACCAACAATAACAGTAAGAACTTCGCCAGGAGTAACTGGAATTTTTCTAGAACAAACTCCTGCTCCAGCACCACCGCCACCGGATTTATTAGATCTTCCAAATCCACCACCGCCGCCGCCACCGACGCCGGAAGCTTGAAGCGAAGTAACTCCAGTTGGAACAGTAAATGTATAAGTTCCTGGTGCTGTATATAACTTAAATTGTTCTATCTTATCCGAAGATGGGCTAGGAGAAGGACTTGGTCCAGGTGAAGGACTTGGTCCAGGAGAAGGACTTGGTCCAGGTGAAGGACTTGGTCCAGGAGAAGGACTTGGAGCTGGTGAAGGACTTGGAGCTGGTGAAGGACTTGGGGATGGGGATGGAGAAGGTTCTGGAGTAGGTTCTGGGGAAGGTGTAGGATATGGTTCGGATGGTCTAGGTGTTGGGGGTGCGGGAACTTCTACCCTTACTGGTTGTGAGAAATCAGTTGTTGAAGCTGGGATAGTTTGTGTTAGAGTTCCTAACTCTCTTAAACTATTTCTAAGGGTTCCGATAGTTTCTTGAGTTGTTGTAATAGTTCCCTGAGCATAAAAAGCTGCTTCTGCCAAACTATTCAAAAGACCTGGAACAGTTGAATTTGATTGTAGACTAGAAAGTCTAAACAGTTTAGATCCTGTAGTAAATCTTGGATTGCTTGGTACACCAGAATTTGGAATAAAGAATGAAGACATCAAAGTTCCAATATTATCAGTTATTAATCTGACTTCTTGAACTATTGCAACTGCTCCACTAGTTTTTCCAATAAGTCTCATTCCAGATGATACATATCCATAAAAATTACCAATTCCTTGCTCTGCAAGAAGGAAAGTGTCGATATTTAAAACTGTAGATGCTGAGGAATAAGTAGAAGGAATATTATTAGTTCTATCGTATGGATTTAATCCATAAATTGATGTTGGGGAATCGTATCTACCTTGTTTATGATTCGGTTGACATAATCTAAATCTAATGAATGCATCAGTTGAAGACGAAGAACTAGTATCTGTTTCAACTGTTTCACCAATTCTGAATACTCCAGACTCCATTTGGATTTCAATGAGTTTTGGAACCATAAAGCGGCTTACGTCTTGCCCATCAAAGAAAGCATACATTTCTGTATATGGCTTTAACTTCCTTGAAATTATTTCAAGATTTCTTGCACGACAATATGTTGCAATATCTACTGTTACAACATTAGATCCATAAGATACTGAAGTATCAGTGAAAGTAATTCGATTTGAAGACCCAGTTCTGGTAGAAGTTCCGTTTTTATCAGTCGCATAAACAACATCTTGATACCACTTCCCGTCTAATTCATATTTTTGCCCCCTAGATACCTCTCTAGGTGCAGAAGTGCTGGTCCAAGAAGTCTCCCAAGCACCAAAAATCATTGGTGCCCATCCACTATTGTTATCTGGAGTAGATTCTAATTCAACATCAATAGTTCTTATCTCTTCTCTAATTCCTAGATTAATAGGATCTAGAACAACAGGATCTAACCAAATATCGGAAGATGGGTTAATATCTGCAATACCACCATAAAATGTTACTAAGTATGGAGTTACATTTTCAACTCTTGTTGCATATGGTTGTATAATTTCTTCAGTCTCAGAATAATCTAAAGTCAGAACTCCTTTACCAACAGTTCCGACAGATTTTCTAACATTATTTCCAATAATAGATTGATTTGACTTATAGTCAAAATCCTCATTATTGAAATTAATATTACCGGCGGCATCAGTATGCCCAAGAATTAAATCAATAGAAGTTGTATAAACCGATGGTCTTAATTGAGAATTTTCAATGTCAATTGAGTTCTTAGTAACCTGAGTTGTTTTTTGTGATATTAATGTTGTGAAATTATCTACAAAGAATCCAGATTTAAATCTATCTAAACCATTTGAATCTTTAATTGTAAAGTTTGCAGTTTCAGTTTCAAGTAAAGATAGTGTGGTATAAAACTCAAGATTTTTAATCCTATCCTCAAGTTTTTTAATATCACTCATTCTATAACGCTTATGGTGCGACAAATCAATGCCAACACTTTCATAAGAACATAAGTATGCTGGGAGTGTAACAGTAGCAATATCCAATGAATCTGTTAGATTCAGAGGTGCTTTGGGGTTCTCAGAAGGATCTCCAATCAATAGTTGAAAATTACCTTCTTTAGATAAAATAATTTTATCAATTCTAGGTAAGTAATAAGAATAATCGAGGATGATATCCTCATCAGACGCTAAAATAGGTAGATTTTGATTATAAACGTTTGTGAAATTATTAGATAACGACTCGAAAGGAGATCTTGCATTCAAAGAAACAGTATAATTTGATACTCTTGGTCTTAAATCTAAAATATTATAGTTTTTCAGGTTGTTTAGAGAAGGAATATCACAATAATCAAATTGCTTATAAGAATCTACAGTTACAAAGCTTCCTGGATCTGATGGTGAAAAATCAGTAGACTCAAAAACAATTTTTAACTTTTTACGAGGTTCTCTCGCAGTTGATTTTCTAACAATTCTACCATAATCATAAAATGTATCTCTTTGTCCATTATCTAAAGTATAACTATCAGTTATATCCTTACAATTTCCTGAATTTAAAGAATTAATAGATGCAATTATTCCAGATTCTTTAAATTTCAAAGTTTCTCCTGTAGAAAAACTGGAAGAATTTAAAGTAATGTAACTAACTGTATTACTGTTAATTCTTTCAACTAAAATTGCAACGCAGTTACTCTTTTCTCCGAGAATTTCTTCACCTAGAATCATACTTGATGTTGTTACATCAGATAGACTCATTGTAACAGAAGGGAGTGTTGGTGTAGCAGTAGCACTATTAGTTTCAAATACTCCTAATAATTTTACAACATCTGGATAATTTAAACATACATCTTCATCGTGAACTCTTGTTCCATATGGATAATTACCAAATGTCAATCCATCATTAATTGTGGTTTGACCAACTCCAGAAAAATTATATTTTGATTTATCTACAATAATATTATTAACTCTATTCCTAGTTTTAACTTTTGCACTTACATTTAACTTTTTAATTGTATAAGTTAAAGTAGCGGTCCCACTTGATAAAGATAAACCATTAATTCTAAGACTTTGTCCACCAAGAGTAATAAAGAATTGATCTTCTCTTAATGGTTCAGTATTTCCATTAGAATAAATGATAGCATATCTTTCCTCATCATATGTCATGAACCTTTCATCATCTTCCAAGATAAGAACTTCAGAAGTGTTGCTTGAAATGCTAATCTGCTTCTGTCTTCTAATAATAATTTCAGAATTTTCTAAATTAGTTGAAGCAATTTTGTTATGAGGGAAAACTGTATAAAGTGTATTATCTGTTGATGATTGTAATGATGATGTTAAAATTTTAAAATCAGAAACGTTTAATGTTGATGCGGGCAGTGTACTAACGCATACATCAGATACTGGAGTAATCTGAGTGATTGTAATACTTTTTTCAGATACATTAACAATTTTTGCATAAGTTGGCTCTTCTTGCCCTGGTGTTGAAAATGAAATTATATCATTTTCTAAAGCAACTTTATTAAAAATAAAACTAGAACTAGTTACAGTGCTAATTCCGGAACTATAACTGGATATATTTACTGGACCTACAAAAGATTTTTGCTTCTGGACAATATCAGCAGTAAATGTTGAACCGGTTCCTACAATTCCGTATACGGATTTAAAATCACCAATATCATATGTTTTAAATGATGTAATAATTCTATTATTTTGAATACTGTCAAAGCTTAATCTTTCACCCTTTAAAAATCTACCATTTACATTATATGCGGTAAGAATTCCCGAATTAACTATAGTATTTTTAAGGAAAGCAGTTGCTCCACTAGAACTTCCTTTAATAAAAGTTGGTACTTCTAAACTTATTGGATCGTTAAGAGTAATCTCAGTATATGGTTGAACATCAAATAGTGTTATATCCCATTCATTTATATTCTGGCTTAGTGGATTATATGATCCAGATTCTAAAGCAAAATCATAAACCCTTGCAATTCCAATTTCTTTACCTGGAGCAGCATTTTCATCCGCACCCACTCTATCTGATCTGAAGCTTAATGTATAGTCAGTTGAAATGCCTAAAGGTGGAGTTCCATGAACTCTATTTAATGTAAATGTAGAACCAGTATTATATACTAAACTCTGGTTAACTAAAGTTTTTGTTACTCTTGGCTTATTGAAATCAATAAAAGTTGGATTTGGAACATCAACTTCAAATCCTCTAATATAAGCTTTACCTGGAGATAATTTATAAACACCTAAAGACTCACTTGCAGCTCTATTACCGTAAGTCTGCTGCCCCTCTTTAAATATACCCTTATTTCCCTTTAAATTATCTAAAGATTCATTAACAGTAAGTTTAAATGGAGTTACATAGTAATCTCCTGACTCATCATATGTTCTTCTAGCAAATTCATTTGCCAGAAGGTTATATTCAGCATCTTTTTGAACTTTATCAGGAACTCCATCCCTGATTTTAAATAGTTCTAGATATCCTTCATCTTGATTTTCATTAATAGAATATTTTGCTAATTTTACTTTAATTGAAAATCTATCTGCACCTGGTGCTGCATAATTAGAAAATCCTTGAGAATTATCTGCAAGGGTCTCATCATCATCAAAAGTTACAACATCTTCAAAAATTTTTAATCCTACACTGTAATTCACATTATTAGAAGTTGGATCTAATAGTAAAGTTTCTTCATCAACATTTACAAAATATCCTCTAATAAAATAAACACCAGAAGAAATATGAATAGAAGATCCAGTAACAGAAGAATTCTGAGAAATTGTCTTACAAACACCCTGCCCCGCTTGAATTGATGTAACACCACCTGCAACAAAGGGGATAGAATCTTCGGTAGTAATTATTTCACCATCTTTGAACTGTCTTATATTATCAACACTGGAGTCTCTATAGGAAACATAAACTATGGTATTTTTAGTTGGAGAATCATTAGATGAAAGAATATACTCAACTCTTGCTTTAACCTTAGAATCTTGTCCTATTACATATTTTCCAATAAGATCTCCAAGGTATGATTCAACGGAAAGACCCAAATAACTTGGCTCAACCTGAATACCTTCATAATAGTTGTCATAAACTACATTGCCGCCAAGAACAGGAGATCCTTCTTTAAAGATATGAGAACCAAACTTTTCAATTTGATTCTGGAGAATTGACTGTAAAGTTGTTAATTCTCTTGCTTGAACAGGATATCCTGGCTTAAATAAAACCTTATAAAAATTCTTTTTATCGTCAAAATCATCAAAATAAGGAGATACGTTAAGGTTGGTTTCTTGTGGCATGATAGGTTAGAATTGCAAAATGACTTTAATATCTTCTTTCTGATTTGCAGACCTTGTTATAGATGGTCTATTATCAACATAAATTATATTTCCGGTATATTTTTTTACCTCAGGATTTGATAGACCATTAGTAAAATTTTGCCCGAGATAAACTGTACCACTATTTATTACAGTAGATATACCACTAAATCCACTATCGATTTCAATGGTATTAGCTTCTACATTAATTGTCCCCTCAACAAATTTATTTTGCACAAATCCATAAGGAGCATTGGTTGTTATTCCAGTTTTTGTATATCCATATAAAGATCTATCTTGCCAATATTTTAAAACTCCAGTTTCATTATCATAAGAAACTGCCCTTCCAACAGCAGTTCCAACTCCAGTTATTGTCTGGGTAAATGTTGTATTTGCGGGAATTACTGCAGAACTTGCTCCAGGTTCTTTCAACTTTAATGCATATACAGAACTTGCCTTTTGTATTGATAATACTGATGTGGAATCAAATGCTTCTGGATTTTCAACAATTCCAATTCTTGCAATTTTATTTCCAACAATAAAATCTGGATCACCGATATCATTTTCAATTCTAGAATATAATAAAATATTAGTAGAACCTAATTCCCTATAAATGTTCGCACCATGACCACCTTTTGGTGGAATTATTACATCAAATTTTGGTGGGTCTACTAGAAATAGACCAGAATTTTCCAAATCAATAGTTCCGAAGGTATAACCAGATCCTCCGTTTGATACAAAAATCTTATCTACAGTATTGTCACTACCAACAACAATTGTAGCTGTTGCACCTTGCCCATCACCTCGTATAGGGACGTTTTGATAAAGACCAGGAGCGCCCAAATTAGATCCTCTTTCAAGGATATTGATAATTTTTATTTGCCCACTTGAAGCAGCATTTAGTCTTACTGCGGCATTTTCCTGATTAGTTGTCCAATTTTTAGGTACAGGAATAAAATTGGTGCTATCAAATTTAATAATTTCGTTTGGTCTAATTGTATATAAGTATTTCCAAATATACCCATCGCCACTAGTTCCTGCTGCTCTCGGTTCGAGGTCAGTAAAGGTTGGTTCGTCCAAAGAAGGATTACCAGTTAAAGATTCTGGTGAAGTTCCATTCTGTAGACAAATATACACCCTATAATCGCTTGTCACAACATAATAATCGGAAGAATATAATGATGTGGATTGAGTCTGATTAGATCTTTTATCGATACTGACATCATGACGATACATGTCATATATTCTTCCAGATTCCCAATTTATTCTTCTAACAACGGGCGAAACGTCACTAGAAGAGATTTTTTTCAAAGAAAACATTGTGTCCCAGCACTTATTTTCTTCGTCAAAATTATCACGTTGAAATGGGGGAAGATACTCCCATGTACTGAGATATTCTGTTGGATTTGACAATCCTAGAAAAACATAGTATGAATTTGATGGATTGTTGACTTTATCCAAAAAACTCAATGCATTAGATATTCTAAGTTGATCAGTTATAATTGCTGACATTTTTTATTTTTTTGATTATTTATATTGTAAATTTATAATACTGTGCTATATCCAACATATTTTAGACTGTTAAATCTCTGAATTATTGGATTTGATCCAATTCCGGATGTTTGGTCTTGATATGTTTTAAATTCCTTAGGAGTGATTCTATCGGAAAGATTTTCTATCTTACCCCAACTATAATTTGCATATATTTGATCATAAGAAGAAATATTAATAATGTCCGAATCAAAAGATTGAACAAAAGATACCACTCTATTGATATATGAGGTTCTTATTCCACTAGTTGCGATATCTAATCGTAAAATTTCACTAGAGTATACTTGATAAACATTGTTTATCTTATCACCTGAAGTAGAAATTCCAATAATTGAACCATCATTTCTTAGGGAAGTAACCCCAGAACCGATATTTGAATCACTTATTACAAAATAATCACCATCATCCAATTGACTTATTGTAATTGCAGATCCAACAACAGTATCTCCGATCACAATTGAATTCCTGAGATATGAATCTTGGGGAATATAAAGATCAAAAATTAATGCATTGCTTGAAATACCAACAGTTGTAGTTCCAATACCAACAACAAAACCAAAATCTCCTTTAAATGATACATTTTTAATTATTTCAACTTCAGGTGTTGGTGGTTCAATGATAACTAAAGGTTCTTGTATTTCAGTAACTCTAAATTCTATGGGAGTTTCAAGAACTTTGTTTCTATAGGTCAATCCAACTCCAACATTATCAAAAGTTCCCACTTTTAGAATATCCCCAACTTTATAATCAGTTCCACCTTGCTTAATATCAAATTCAACAACATAATTAAGAGTAATTGGATCAATTTCAAGAATAATATCTACTATTCCACCAATACCAATTCCCGTTGTTGTCTTAAGTCTTGCATTATAAAAAGAACTATTTGATGGATTTAAAGTTTCTGGGTAACCAGAACCATTACTAATAACTTCTAAGTTCTTAATTGGACCATATGTGTATCCATATCCAGCATTAGTGATATCAATACTAGTTACAACTCCATTACTGATAGTTGCAACTCCAATAGCATTACTTGAGTTTGTTGATAGGGACCCAATTTCAGCATTTAATCCAGATTCTTCAAATCTAACTTCTTCACCAACAATAAATGAAATTGGGGTGGTAGGAATGTATGAAATAATAGGATCTATCGTTGATATTCCAGAAAGAACTGCTGTAGATTGACTTTCAGCACCAATAATGGTTTCCCCTAAGATAGAACTAGTTAATCCTGTGGTAGAAATACCAGATTCATCAACTATTGAAACTAAAGACATAGTATATGCAATTCCAGAAGAAATTGGAGAATTTTCAATCAATACATTAGGTTGTTCTTTATAACCATATCCACCATCAATTAAATCAATAGAAGAAATACTTCCAGAAGAAACTTGGCAAGTAGCTATTGCACCCTTAAGAGGTGTTTGTTCAACAATTTTAATTGCAAATTTATCTTTATTGGAAATATTTTCCGCATCATTGTCAAAGAATGTTTTTAAGGATTCTACATAAATTTCACTATTACCAATTCCAATATCTTGTATAACAGTTGTAGATGGATAAATTGTTGGCTCATACCAATTCCTATCCTTTCCAACATTTACACCGTCAATAACAAAATCAACCCTTTGCTTTGAAAATACAACAGGTCTTAAAAAGTCAATATTTTGAGATATTCCTCTTCCAGAATATGGATTAGTGTTTGCATAATCAGAAGAAACTACTTCAGATACTATTCTTTGATCCTCATTAAACTTCTTTTGATCACTCACAATTGTCAATCCATCGCCAACTTTAACAGTCTCTAATAAATCAACATCAATGACATCAACTTCTTCATTTCCTCTATAGAAGATAATAGAGACCCTATCTTCATACTTAGGTGCTTCTGGGAAAGTAATGATACTTCCACCTTTAAATGTATATCCTTCTCCAGGAACTTGTAGTATATCGTTGAATAAAACAATCAAAGTTGCCTGGATATCAAGTGTGGATCCTCTCTTTGCTCTAATTGATCTAGTTATTCCATTTATTTTAATTGGGAAAACTCTTCTATTTCCATCAAATAAATTGTCAAAATTATCAATAACAAGTAGATCACCGATGGACCAAGCAGAAAACTTGGTATTGTAGATACTATCAACAAAGATTTTAAACTCTGCAAATGTAAGTGAAGGATCGGTGGGGATTCCATCCAGTCCTCCAACTGGAACTGTAAGAACATCAGATTTTTTATACCCATATCCAGAATTTTGAATATCAAAATCAATCACTTCCCCACCTTCACCTATATTAATTTTTATCTTGGCACCAGTTCCAATTCCACTAGAACCTGATAGCGAACTATAAATTAACGGGATGTTGGAATATCCAACTGGCGAATCAAATACAACTTCTGGTGGAGAATATCTTCTAACTAGAACATTAGTTCCCGAAGAAACAGCAGAACCAAAAGAAGTTTCTGAATATACAAATGTATTTCCGACTCCAGCTATTTTCAATAATGGAGAAGAATTTATCGAGATATAATCCCCAATAGAAATATCATCTAAAGAATTTAAATAGAATATTGTCGAACCGGATGAAACGGATATAGATGTATTAGTATTAAATTTATCATAAAAACTTGTAAATGAAATTCCAGGATTTATAAGATTCAATGAATTAGAAATATGACCACCAATAACAGTGGCAAATCCAATATAGTATTTTTCATAGTTTTGATTACTTTCAGACCTAACTCCAATATCAACTAATTCTGAAGTTAATTCATTCAATTTAATAGAAATTGGCGTAGATTGTGGAATTACAACATTTGTATTTTTAGATATTGTAATTGTTGATGAAATTGAATTGTAAGAACTAATAGAAACTGAATGTAGAGATGTTCCAATCCCTATATTACAAGTTGTTTCTCCAGAATATGTAAGTTTTGAGAATAATCCTCTTTCTTCAGTAATAGGAATAATATTAGTTCCTATAGAAACTGTTGATGCAGTAGAAACTATTATTTCCTTTCCACCAGATACTCTATATCCAGATCCAGAAAATCCTATTGAGATTGAAGAAATCTGTCCACTACCATTAACTTGCGCAATGCCACCAGCAGTTTTTATTGGTTGATATCCACCACCAAAGGTAGATCCAACACTTAATATAATACCACCAGAAGGAATATTTGTAGTATTAATATCATCTATATTAGTGAAGTCTTTTTCAGGATCTTTATTAAAGATAATTGTAGTTTGACCACTTAGATTTAATCCAAGTTCAAATGCACCGTTATTATTTCTAAGTTCATTGTTTGGAATTTGTAGAATATCTTTAACTAAAACAAATAGGTTAGATGTCGAAATGCCAATAACAGGTGATCCATTTTGCTTGATGGTGAATGCTGTAGTTATTCCATTAAATTCATTTGATAAATCATCTAACAAAATATTATCACTATAAGTCACTGAAGAACCATTTATTGTTCCGGATTTATTAAATATTCTACCAGAGAAAGAAGAACTAGTTTGAATTCCTAGATAATCGACTTCATCATACCTCGGATTTTCTGAAACAATGGGAACTTTTCCATAGGGCGCATCATAAAAATGAATCTTATTCTCTACAATGTTATAATCACCCTTCAATGTTTCACATACTGCACCTTCACTATGAATACCAGGTAGAGTTCCCATCCAAAATCTATTGACTAATAGAGTATTAGTAGAACCAAAACCTACGGATTTGACTCTCATAATTTCATCATCAACTTTGAATATATCGCCTGCAATAAAAACGCTAGGATCATTAACTTTTACTCTAATATCCTTTAAAGCAACATTTGCAAATAGTGATGTAGTTTTTCCTGCCGATACAATAGGAGATTGGATCATATTATCAATAGTTATCAATGATCTACTATTTCCACGTTTTCCTGTAAATGAATGTTGAGATCCTACTCCGTAAGATGTTAATTTCAAATACTCAGGATATGCTTTCAAAGCTTCTGATGCAGATGCTGCCACTCTTACTGAAAGATCATTAACTTTTACAATATAGAGATTTGAAGGTAATTGATCGGTAAGACCAATACCAGCAATGGTTGTTGTAGCTATTCCTATTGGTTCATCTCCACCAAAATCATATACTACTTCCTCACCAGTTGAAAAATAATGATTTGGAATGTTTATTCTATCAGCAGGTAAATTAACTCCAGAAGAATTATTTCCTCTGAAAGTTCTCTTCAGAATAGGAAGTTTTTTGTGATATAAGTCAAAAGATCTCTTTATAGCATTTTCAGTTCCAATATAGTCTGAATTAAAACTTACAATCTGAGCTTCATTTAAATCCAAAACAACTTCATTTTGTGGAATATCAGATTCAGTAATAGTCTTAATTCCATTATAGTAGAATCTAATAGAAATATTTCCATTAACAGAAGGAATAAATGATAAATAAACTCTCCTTCCAATTATTTGTGTTGCAAAAGTTCCCAATCCAACTAAAGAATCATCAGTAATTACTGATCCAAATTGAGTGTGATAAACATCAGTTCTGTTGTTTAATGTAGCAAGTTCTAAAGATTGATAGACCGATGTTGAGTTGTTTTGAACTGACATATAATAATATCCACCACCATATTCATAAGAATAGTTGTGGAAAGTAAAAGCAACCCCAACATTTCCAGAAGGAATGTTGATAAACCCAGACTCTAATCTTGCGTTATTTTCCGATAAAACTCCATTAGTTGTTGCGTTTTCATCTCTTACAGATAATCTAAAAACGTTTACTTCTATTGTGGATCCATATCCAACATATGGAACAAGATCTAAAACTAAATTTGGACCTTGAATATAGGCAGAATATGTAGCAAAACCGATTGGTGGATTAATATTTTTTGTAAATAACCTTCCATACTCAGTGATATACGCATCCGTTCCATCGTGAATAATATTTAATTCTGTCGACTCTCTATAGGATCCATCCTTACTATTGGAAGTTAAAATGACCTTAGAAGCCCTATAATTTATTGGAATATTTGTAATATTAATAGTAGATGTTGAATTTTTTGGAATAACGTTAACGTCATTTGCAAGATTGACAATACTTCCGATATTGTATCTAGTAAGAGTTGTGCTCCCCAAACCAACAAAAGTATCAAATAAAGTATAAGAAACTAAATCAACATCAAAATCATTAAATTCATAGTCAAAAGGTTTAAATTGAACTTGCCCCTCATCGCCATTAATTACAAAATCAAATGTTCCAAGTTCATTGAAAGTCTCCAATCTCCCATATTGATTTACGAACCCATTTAAATTATCATGTATTAAAGAGATTATGGAGAACTGTCTTTCATTAAAGAAGAGCTTATCCTTAACATAAGCAAAATATTTTCTATGTCTGTTCTGATAAATTGGGAATTTATCAACAATCGAATATCTTTCTGCTCTTGGAATATTATTAAATTGATTACTAAAATCATCTATCATCAATACTCTATTTCCAATAGATTCTGAATAATCTTGTATTTCGCGTGTATTAAATATTATCTGGTCGGAAACTATTCTTCCACCTAGATCATATGCATTTTCAGAAACCATATCAAAATCATGATATGAATTAAGGTCAATAATTTCAAAGAAATCTGAAACAGAATTCAGTTCAGAATAAGAAACTGTGGCAATACCGACTGATGGTGTTAAAGATTCTACAGATAATGTTCCAAATTTTTTGAATCCTACAGTATGATTCAGGCTACTTACGGGGTCATTCCATTCAGAAAACTGAATTTTTGATTTAAGAGCATAAGAAAAATACTGATAGTAATCACTATCGTGTATTCTTTGAATACTGTCATTTAAGAATCCAATATTAGTATCCCATCCCCTTTGAACAACTGAATATGAATTAGTGCTATATTCTGCATCAAAAAATTCAACTTTACCTACAACTCCAGATAAATTGGAAGTTTTGCCTGTAATTCTATCTCCACTTACAAACTTGTCATCGGCAAGAACACTTACAAATTCATTTTCTCTATCCCAGTATTCGACAATACCACTGTATCCACTAGTTGTAATTACTTCTTCGCCTAAAATAAAATTATTTTTCTGCAGGATAACTTCAAACGTAGGGAAATAACTTTCTGGAACAACATATCCAAGAGAATTAACTGGGGAATATGTTCCAGGAATTTCACCATCATTTAAATATGGTGCCATATCAATTGTAATAGATGCTCCACTTCCACCTATAGATGCTGATGATAGGTAAATTTCAAATAATGCGTATTCATAATCTTCGGAATTAAGTCCTCTGACATTAGTTGCCTCTTCAATCTCCCCCGATTCATTCAAGAAATTAGAACTAACTTTAAAGTTTTCAAGTAAAACTTTGCTGCCAACAGAGAAAGGAAAATCTACTAAACTGCCGAATGATGTTGTAAATATTAATGTTAATAATTTAGTTTCTTCATTGAAAGATACTGACCTTACAGTAAATCCATTAGAATTATTGGTTGGAACTAGATATGGTGTTTTATTATAAAGACCAGAACTATTCTGTATGATTTCAATCAAAGATTCTTCAGGCGAAAACTTAAGTTCAGCTTGCTTATCCTGAATTTTAGTCAATCCATCCAAAACAATTATATTTGGAATAGTTGTATAGTTTTTACCAATTGAAATAACTTTAATATCTTTAAATATACTTAAAGGTTCAACTTGGATAATTTGAGGTAGATTTCCTGTCGGTCTCAAACTATAATCTGAGTTATAGTCGAATCCAATATTTTCAATCTTAACTTTTTTAGCAGATCCGATATCTTTACTATATGGGAATAAAATTGCACCAGATCCAGTTTTAGAAGAAACTGAAGTAATTCCCGGAAGAACTCTATATTTTCTATCTTTAGATAAAACCTGCACATCATATATTTCGCCTAAAGTCGAATATGAATTTGTGACGTATGAAATAGAAGATTCCAAACTGGAATATGAATTTTTTTCAGGTTTTTGTTTCAGAATATATTCTATAAAATTACTTCCCACATTATAGACATTGTGACTTCCACTATAAACACTATTTTCAATTAATAGTGTATTATTATTCTCTATATTTTCATCATCTATAATATACTCTAATTGAGTATCGGGAATATTATAATTAATATTATCTAATTCTAATCTATAGTATAATCTTGATGGAGTTTTATCTCCAATTCTTAATTCAAGAGCTGCATTGTTTGTAATTCCTATTCTACCAATCTTCTTTACATTGAAAAAAGTATCTCCTTCAGTTTTTGTAAATGATTCGCTATAATTTGGATCTTTATATAAATTAAATCTAAATGCGGAGTAGGTAATCTCATCACTGACGAATGATAATGATTTATCAGTTAAATCAAATTTAATAGTTTCATTTTTGTATAATTTTATGGCAGGATTTACTAAAGAAAACTGGCCGCGTGCGGGTGTTATGGCCAAAGTTGCGGGATTTGATTTAATTGAATTGTAATAAGTATCTGACAATCTAACGTTATTATTATCCAATACTACAACATAATAAATTTGATTATTTGTTAATGAAGAAGCTCCATCTTCTGTCGTATGGATGATTTTATCTCCAGTAGAATATCCATGATCTGGAATATAGAAGGAATTAGAATAATTTGCATTAACATTAATAGCAACAAATGACTTTGGATTTACAACTAATCTTCTATTTTCTTTGTTATACTTTACAAAAATGGTTCTATTTGTTTTTGGAACATTATTAACTTCTATATTTTCATTAAAGAATAATGATGGGTTATTAGTAGTTTGAATTCTTGCAATATTTTTAATAACTTTACCAACTTGAACATCATAATTTGTTTTAAAGCTATGATAAGAACCACTCCCTGAAGAAGTCAAATATAATAATCCCTGTCCATTATTTGGGTTTAAATATTCGCCAGAAGTTGTCAATCCAACCAATACAGTGGAAATTCCAATATTATTTTCATCAAATTTATAAACATAAAACTTATTGCCGTCAGATAACAGAGATGAATTTAATTTGTTTGCAGAAACACCTATTGGAGTTCCGGAATTTGCATAATAAGTAATTATTTCACCAGTATTTAAACTGTGATTTGGTAGATACAAAGATCTTGTTGCAAGTTCACGAACTTCCCACTTAGTAACAAAAGAAGTTACTCCAATTCCAGATAGTAAAGATGAATCATAGTCAACAATAATAGATCCAATTCCAACATTGAGAACTTTTGCTTTTTGAATGGCATTAAAACTAATATTAGAAGATCCTACTAGATCAATATAATCACCAACTTTAAATTGATTGGAATTTTGTGGATTGTTAAAAATTAATCCAGTCCTTGAAACAGTATTAATGCCGATAATAACCCTTGCCTGAGTATCAATAGAAACTTGATAATTTAGTGGGACTGTATTAAGGAAAATAGTTGTGCTTAGACCAACTGTCCCTAGACCAACGGAATTGGCAGGATTAAAGTATATTTCTCTATTTAAAGGATAATTATTAGATGTCAAATCAACCGGAGATGAAGATTCAGTAACAATAACTTCAAATCTTCTTGAATTTTCTGTTAAATTTGATCCCGAATAATATGTTGATACTCCAACTCCCCTCTTAACTCTTATTGTTGAAGATGTTTTATCAATATTTAATATTTTTAGTTGCTCACCTTCTTGAGAAATGTAAATATCATTTGGTTTAATTGCATAATCATTTAAATTACCACTAACTTGGATTTCAGTTACTGTACCAGTAACGGAACTTGGTTCAACATTTTTTGTTACTGTTAATTGATTTGTAAAAACATTTATTCTTGATGTTACATTCTTCTGATTATTCGTAATAATATCATTTAATCCAATAATACTAATGACATCCTGATCTTTTAGTTGGTGTGGAGTTGATGCTACTCCAACAACAGTTTTAAAGTCTCTGGAAGATCCAAATTCAACTCCAAGTATTTCAGTATAAGATACGGAAATTGAAGATACACCGACACCCTTAATTTTAGTAACTTCTGCGTAAGATTTGTTTCCAAATTCATCTTCAGAAAGAGTAATTTTATCTCCTACTTTGTAATTTTCTCCACCAGAAATGATATTAATACTATCAATTTTTCCGTTACCAACTCTGGTTATTTTATTGAGCTGCTCTTCATACTCTATTGGATTAAATGCATATCTATAAGAACTGTTCTTTGAAATAATACCATATGGTGTAGTATTTCTAATCAGATTAACATCTTCAAATACTATAGAATTCTGAGTATTATCTACATCAAAATTAAATTCAATTGGGGAAGACTTATAATAATTTCCAATTAGATATGGGAAAATAGGTCTCAAATAATCTCTGCTAAACTGGGAATCGAGTTCCCCGAGTGTTGTGAAATATGCGTATATGCCATTTGGAAATTCTGGAGTGGCACAAAATCTTCCATTATATTCATCTAAATCTCCGTTTCCAACATAATCGTAATCTTCGACAAAAAATCCAGCAGGGAAAATGTTTATACTAGGTCTATTTGGTTTACTAATATTTAAAGTATACCCAGTCTTCATTTTCTTAACCAATCCAGATCCATCTGGATTTTCATATCCAAATGGACCATAAATTGGATTTCCATCATATGCCCAACCAATTATTGGTGAGTGGTAATAATTACTACTTCTAGTATCATTTTCAATATCTTTTCTGTAGAAAATTTGACCGCCTTCTTCTTTAGAAACAATTAGATTTTCACGAAGTTTTCTTGGGGCGTAAGAATGAGTGATCTGAGTCATTCTTTCATCATACTCATTCTTAGTGTCATAGAGGAAAATATCACTGGTTAAAATACTATTACTTTGGATAGATCTCTCAACAGAATTAATATTCCAAGATTGGATAGAAAATTCAAAATTAGCTCCAGATCCAGCTGAATTGACATTTAAAATTGTTGCATCTGGATCATAGTTAATTCCCGATGAAACTATTTCAATATCAACTATACTTCCATTTGATATAATTGGCAGTAATTTGGCACCTGTTCCCTGTCCAATGACTTCAATTACTGGAAGAGCCGTATATTGAGATCCTCCATTTACAATCAATACTTCACTTATCTTTCCTTGAGAAATGATTGGTCTCAATTCCGCACCATTTCCATTCTCTAAATTAAAATCCGGTTGCCTATTATAGTTAATAATATCAGAAGAACCATATCCAACCCCACCATTCTCAACAAAAACTGAAGTTATAGATCCCCTAAATGCAGGAACAATTCTTGCTTCTAAATCAGAAATACTTAAGTTTTTATTTTTAAAAGATCCAATGACTTTAACAGAGATTGGTGGATAATTAAAGATATGATTTCCAGTTCCTATTCCGGTAAAATTAACAAATTGTTCTGTTCTCAAATAAAAATTCTCATCCTGAGATTGATTATTAACTTCACAAAGTTTAAATTGATTATCATCTACCTTATACACCAAGTATTGGGATGTTGTCGCCAAACCAGCAATTGAAGATCCTGATGTTGAATATACTATTTTTTCTCCAGTCTGATAACCGTGCTTTTTAATGTTAATAGTATTTGAGAAAATATTAACATTTTCACTTGAAGTGACTATTTTTTTATTTGCATATCCAGTTCCAGATCTTACAATATTAATAGATCCTATTGTAGATTTCTTTTGAGCACTTATTAGATAATGAGTCCCCAAAACATAAGTAGTTAAACCAACATTATTAGTTTTATTAATAGCATCTTGATATGTTGGATATAATTTTAAAGAATACTGATCGGAAGGACTAGTTCCAATACCAACATAATAACCAATCTCTTTGGAAATACCTTCTAAAGGAACTTGAGTATAATCATACTTAACTTCCTCTCCATTATAGAACTTATGCTTTACATTAAATGTAATAGTATCTGTCAATAAATTAATTTGAGGACTTCCTTCCTTAGCAATAAATTCCATAGAATGCTCAAAGGTAGTCATATTAGGACTTACTTCAGCATCAATACCATTGCCACCACTAATTTCAATAGTTGGAGTTTTTTCATAATCAAATCCACCATCTAAAATATCAATTCTTGTTAGAGATCCACTAATATGGCAAATAGCACTTGCATTAGATCCATTTTTATCAATAATATCTAACTTTGGTGGGGTTATAATATCATAATCACTTCCGGAAGATTTAATTTTAATATCTTCGATTGAACCATAATATATAAAATCATTTGATTTATAATTTAATATTTCAACACCATTTACAAGAATTCCGGTTTGACCAGAAGAAGTCAATTGCTTCTCTTTTACTTCTAATGTATTATTAATTTTTTTTATTAAATTTTTTGGAGAGATAAATTTCTCAAATTTTGAAGATGTTAGACTATTTTTAACACTATTTTGGAAATAAATTATTTCATTTGTAGACTTGTATAATTTGTTATCACTACCTACTAAAGATGGAGAATTTAAACTAATATTTAAGAAAAGATTATTATCAATATTAGTTCTGCTGCTAGATAATTTAATTTGAGTGGGATTTTCTAAGGATCCAACTACTTTGACATAATAGATACCCTCAGATAAATTTAATTTATTAGTTCCGTCCCCAGATTGATAATAAACAGCATCTCCTGTCTTAAATGTATGACGTCCAATATTTAAAATCTTATCAGTTTTTTCTGGATCATTTGAATTAAGTTCTTCACTTATATAAACATTGGAAGACAATGTAATGGTATCATCTGTAATTGGTAAAATATCACTAGTATATGTTGGTAAAGACTGAGAAGCAACATATAAAGATCCTTCAGAATCCCTATAAACATTCTGAATATCTGTTAAGTAAGTATTATTTAAAGATGAAACCAAAGAATTATAACTAAAATTGAATTTATTAATCTGCCTTTCAACTTCATATGACAAACTAGTATCTAAATCAAAATTAATAGCACAAGTAAAAGAAAACTTTCCATCAACAGATTGAACATCACCGATAAATTCAGAGAAACCAAGACTATCAGTCCCAGGAACTAATTGAGGTCTTGATGAAATAAGCTTTACACTATCTCCTTTATAGAATATATGTTCATCATATAATTCAATTAAGTAAGTATTATTAAATGTATTGTTTCTAATAATAGTTTTAATATTATATTTTGGCGCAATATTAAATTTCCAATTATTAAAAGCAGGTTCTTGAATATCTTTTCCTAGAGTTCTTAAATTAATTCTATTACCTTCTACAATGTAGTGCGAATCATCAGATGTTGTTGCTTCCGATAATACTCCAGTAATTCTAAATTTAATTGGATTTTCGTCATTTCCTACGGTATTTCCACCTTCACAGTAATAATTCAAATAAATTACACTTCCTTGAGGAATTTCTCTGTTAATACCAGAGCATCCTAAAAATTGATTAAGATTCTTTCTCTCATATAATATAACAGATGTCAATCCATCGTCAAAAGTAACTCTTAAAACTCCATTAGTTTCTGGAAACCCATACGTTGAGTCTACTGTTATTACATCAGATTGCTCAGAAACTTTATCAGTAATAAAAGTTTTTGGTCCAATTACAAATTCACCATAGACAGATCCCTTTAGGTTAATATCTTTATTATAATCAAAATCTAGACTGACTGCATAATAGGTCTTGTCTTTTCTAGAAATAGTTTCAACTTTATTTACAGTTCCATAAGCATATGAAATAAAGTCTTCACCATTTATAGTTAAAGGATTTTGGAAGATTGTAGTATCTACAAGGTCTAAAGGATTACCTTCTATTGCTTCAATAATTAATTCCTTATTAACTCTATACTGAGCATCTGATGGGCGAATTAAAAAATCTCTAGGTCTGATAATTTCAACATCATCATTGAAAAGTGCCTTGAAGAGTATTTTAAACGAATCATCGGTTCCCTTAGAGGAATAGAAATCTTTTAGTTGTTTAATGAAAACGTTTTCATTAAGATTAATTTTAGAAGAAGTATCTTCAAAGAAATTTCTATTCTCAAATCCAGGTGCAAATTGCTTTTTAACTTTGTTGAAAAACTCATTCAAAAATAAAATATTTAAATTTTTAACAACAGCCCCATCTACGTGATCTTCAGCAACAGACTGTTCAAAATTTAAAGAATCATCGTAAGAAGTAATCCCGCTAAATCCTCTTACACAATCGATAAATGAATTTTGCGTTTTAGACTTATAGAGAATAACTTCAGAATCAATCTGAATTAGACCATACCTATCAGGAAATCCAGTGGTGCTATCGACAGGTATTACAGTATCTGCAAAACTAATACTTGATCTAATACCAGTGATTTCAGTCAAATTAGTATTATTATCTAATTTGATATACTGATCAATATTTTGAAGTATATCTAAGACTCCACCCTGATATTCCTGACCTTTATAATATTCAGAGAATAACTCTTCTACCAAAGGATATTCTTCCTTTACAAAATTAGGAAGTTGATTTTTTAGTATGTTACTAATGTTAATCCTTGCTTTCTTCATTTTATTATTCTCTGATTAATTTTCCATTCGTATAACTTGAGGTTGTAATATAGTTCGATCCAGAAATATCATTTCCAGATGAAATATTATCAGGAACAGGAGTGACTGCTATATGATTGGTATCTAATTGTAAGTATAGATCGTGTAGACCTATAACATCGTTCGATTTCGGTGTTGTCGAAACTTCAACAATAGATTCACCTTTATCTATACTGGTTGAAATGATCTTGATTGGATTTAAAAGAATCTCACCCTTTTCATAATCCACCGTTCCAACATTTTGTCTAACCTCAACTGGATCAACAGATTCTGGAACGATTTTGAATAAGAATATGGTTCCTTTTTTCATATCTGAGTTTGGTTTATCTGAAAAATAAACGGTATCAGTAATTCCATTAACTTTAAATCCTGAGGTTTTAATATTATAACCATTTGAATTATTAATATGGAATTCATTGCCGAAGCAAATTTCATATTCTGCAAATTGATTAATGGAAGCTCTAAAGTCTCTTCTTAAAGAAACTTTTGTGATATTAGAAGTAATTGCCTCATCACTATCATCGATCAATTTGAGGACCTTACTATATTTAAATCTAGATCCATACTTATTAATTTCAATTGATTTTGAATATTTACTCAGATTTGAGACCACTTTATTAGCAACAAGTTCTGAATTTGACACCATATTTGTATTGTAGTAGATACTCACATCTAATTCGATATACAAATACTTTAAATCAATGACTTCCGTTACAATTCCAGCAACAGAATATTTCTTTAATTTATTTTTTAAATTCTGAGCCGCACTTGAAGGTAAGAAAGAACCATTTTGAGGTTTAACTGCAACAAAAACTTTTCCATATTGTGGTGGTGATAAGTCTTCTCCACCAAATACAGAAACTGATTCTAATTCTGGATAGATCAAAGGTATAATTGCTTTAAAATCACCTGCGGTTACTGCTCTATTTTGAGCAGCATAATTTTTAGGAGCATAATTACGGATAGATTGAACGGATTCAATTTCTCTTCCACCATCAGATACCTGATTAGTTGTAATTAAAGATATTCCGCGAGATATAAGTCCAACATTAGATGTCAATCTACCTGCAAAATTGAATTGAGATAATCCATTACCCAATTCACCGTTTGATATCACATAATTAACAGTAATATAATTATTTTCTTCAAGTCTTTTTCCAAAAATACCATCCCCAAAGATTAATTCATACTTTTGATCTTCAACTTCTTGTATGAAGAAAATCTTTGAATTCCCATCAACATCAAAAATATCATTAGTTAATGTATATTTACTTGAAACATTACTAAAAATAGTCTTTGAGACTACAACATCGATTAAACTAGTATCAATATTTGCATTTTCAACGATAAACCTTTGCGGTGGGCTCGGAACATTAGGATTTACAGTAAAATTAGTTGTTAAGAATGTCCCCTCATAAACATCAATACTATTAAAACTTGCGATTCCATTTACAACAGGAACAGTTATATCCTCAAGAGTCACAAAGGTATAACTCTCTCCTCCAAAATTTGAGCTTGTTGTGCATACAATACCCTTATTTAAAGTTACAATTCTGGGTATTGTCGAATAATTTGATACATCTATAAAGAAAGATATATTTGCTTTTGCTGCAGTTCTTGAACGAGGAACATATCCAATATTTCTTGCAAGAGATACAATGTTCTCTCTGAGAGTTGCACTGTCAATGAATATCTCATTACTTACCATATTGGCATTGTAAGAAGATATGTAAGTATTATATGCAAGAATATCTATCAGGACCGACATATTCGATCCTTCAAAATCATAGTCTGTAAAATTTGAATTTGATCTAAGATAATCTTTAATAGAAAGTCTTATTTGATCAAAATCTAAATCCGTA